CATAATCGTCAACAAGCTCAATCACGCCTAAGAATAGATGTGAGTACCACTCGTCACGTTGATAGCTAGCTTCGCGAGACATCTCTAGCCAGAAGGGTTGCCCAGAATCGAAATTCTTAGCAGCCAGACCAAAGGCATCACGGACAAAAACACAACCGTAAGCCATGTTAGTATCATGAACTTCAACCTCACGAGATTTATAGAGGTCAATTCCTGCGATACGATCTACCCAAGCGTTCTGCAATCCAGGGTTCTGAAGATCAGGTGAGCCACCAAACTGAGTGGAGGTCACGAGGTCATTCAATAGACCATAAGTTCCGCGAATCTGTCCAGGCTTTCCAACAAAGGAAGGTTGCCCAGGTGCGCCAGCTTCGTCAAGATAAGCGAGAGCAGCATACATGTTGTCAACTGTCAAGCCTGCCGTTGATGTTCCAACGTTGTTAGTCACAGCGCTAAACAATGCGCCGATAGTCTTGTCAACAAAAGCACCTGAAGCGTTACCCAAGAGTGGCCCTAAATAGCCAGCCTGGTCGCTTATATTGCTATACTTGGTGTCGTCATAGACATCTGTGCGTACAGAATAAGGTGCGAGGGTTGCTGTTTTCTTATCGGTATTAACGATAGCTGCGGAAATCTGTGTGCCATCTGTAACGGCTGAAACGTCAGCGCTATTGATTACGTTAGTACCTTTGTTAGCGACCTGCCAAGAGGCTGTATCAGCCTTCATGATTGGTTTGTCATTTACGAGGTTTTTCATAACCCCTGCGTCTGAGTACGCAATTATGGCTTCGGCGAAAATCTCTTCATATAAACCCGATGCTAGATAACTGGTGTCTCCTGCTACATTACCCATTAAATTTCTCCTAACGCGGGCTAGGCATTTTTACCTTACCAGCAGACAAGGCCACACCATCTTCACGGGAAATGATCTCGTACCTATCCAAAACAAAGACTTGACGATCACCGTCACTTATGTCTATCGCTGTCTCAATCCTATGCCCTTGCCTTAACTTCAAATTGGCTGAAGTGGCAAGTCTAAGATTTCGATGTATTTCGGGGTTATAGCGTTTCATTTCTTCTTTAGAAAACCCTTCTTTTTAAGGGTTTCATTTTCGGTTTGAAGTTCTGCATATTCGTCAATCAACTCATAAAAGGCTCTACCACCTGGTACTTTAAGATGACCAGCGCGAACGATGTCGTGTATCATGTTCTTAAACGCTTTCAACTCTTCTGGTGTTTTCATCCTGGGTAGTTACCTTTTCGCTTCTTGAACGAATCTTTGTCGTTAGCCGCCCAATCAGAGAGACTATCATAACCGTTGAACTTCACACCTTTCTGAGATGTGCCTGGTCTGTCGGCAGGCATCTTGCCACCGCCAGCATTTAATTTTAAATCATTTGCTATGCTTTCTAACGTAGTCAAATCTAAGCCCTTATATTTTTCGGCTTGCTCCTCAGACATACCTTTCAAGATTTCCTCTTTCTTGGCGGTCTGGTAATTGTCCCAATCGCTAGCTTTTTTGGTCGCTGTCTCTAGCTCGGCCTTGCTTTGCTCAAGCAGGGTTTTGTATTCGCCCTGTTCAGCTAGCCTTGCCGTCTCAGCTTCCTTGTCAGCATCTTCTCGCGCCTTTAATGCGAGTTCAGCCGCTTGCGCCCTTGCTCGGTACTTCTTGCTTTCTGCAATGATAGCCCCGTGGTCGGGTTGCTCTACACTAGAGTCTTGCTGATCTTCGACAACTTCTTTGCCTTCAATCTCTTCGGTCATTCTGACCTCCTATGTTTAATTAGCCTCATGCGCTTAATATACTAGGTGCATAATGGTGCACCAAAGAAAAATTGACGTAAAAAAAGCCCCCCATTTCTGAGGGGCTAGCCTAGTAACCAACTAGGGAGGAGGAATTATTTGTCAATAGTGCTACTTGTATAGCTTTGGCAATCCCGTAAATGCTTTGCCCAAATCTTTGAAAGCGTTGGGTGCTTCCGTACTGCATCCCACCCGCCCTTGTCAACTAATTCCCGAATCTCGTTTGCCTGTTGTGTTGTCATTGTAAGCCTCCTCTTGCTTGGCTATAATATACAACCGCCACAAGCTAATACAACAACTATTTAAAAATATATTTCCTCACGGCTACCCATCTGCCCATCGAATACGCCTTTATACTGTCCGACTATCCCATTAAAGGGGCATCGCCCATGCAATAAATACAATACACCGAATAGAAACGCATCAAGATTAAGCGTCCTGTCTTCGCTGAATCTAGACTCACCAATGAACCAAGAGACTTGTGAGGCGTCTACCTTGCATTGGGGTATTATGTCCTCTGTTAGATTCAACGGGCTTAGTGCCTTGCTTACGGCCTTAGAAAGTGGGTTGTATTCGATAACGTGACAGTATGAGTAACCCTTGTGATTCTGATAATAGTCGTTTAGCTTCCTCAAGTACCCCTCAACAAGTGCGTCATCGTCACATAGAATAATAGCTATATCTGCATCAGTTGAATCAAGTTTGTCATTCATTAGCTTGCCGTGTCGTGATCCGTGAGCCTGTTTAAATTCGTTTGAGTCGCCAGAAAGCACGTAAGACACATCAGGGTGAGCAATATCAACCGTCTTAAACTCGTTGTCATCTATTATATGGAGATCATAATTGTCATAGTCTTGGGTCAATACTGAATTGATTGCAACCTTGACCATTTCGGGTCGGTTGTAGGTCGGTAAAAGTATTAGGAACTTATGCACGTGCGCCGCTTGTGAAACTGTAACGGGTTGCCCATGAAAATAGACCACTCAAGCAGATCGGGATGATAAACAAAGCTCTTAGCGCCAATAGTACACCCTTCAGGTAATGTTATCCCTGGCATCACTATTACGTCAGAGGCTACACCCGAATAGTTCTCGAACGTTATATCGCCCCTATATATCTTATTATCACCCCAAAACTCATTGACCGCGCCGAAGTCACCACTATAATCTTCAGATGCACAAAACAGCTTCGAGCCGTAACCTATAAATGTCCAATCGCCCATAGTAATAGTATGCTGTGACCCTCCACCTAATACAGCGTGTGAGCATATCTGCACATTAGAACCCACCTTTAAGCCCGTAGTGATAAGACAGAAAGGGTCTATCCTCACCCTGTCAGATAGATGCACCTCACTTGGATTGGTGAATATTGTATTGTGTCCTATAAAGACATCTTTACCGCAAGAGCCTAGTTCTTTTTTAATGGCCTCATTCCAACTCATATGCCTACCCTATAAAGTTGTTTCCCCTTAACCCTGAATTGCTCAAGTGGTTCATAGAGGTGTCCCAAATTACCACTATTAGACGGGAAGTTGTCATATCCCTCAATCTCTACAATATCACCAATAGCCAGCCTGTTATATTTGACGTACCAATGGATAATCTCAAGCTCTGTCTTTAATTTAAGCGGCGGGAATCTCTCTATTATATGATACAGTTGATTCATTGGAACTAATCCGAAGAACCCCCCAAAATGTAGTTGCGGTTTGATCTTAATGGGGGCGAAAGCGATACACCCCTTAACCGATTCTATTTGCTTGACCACAGCCTTCACGTAACCATTACCAGTTGGCAATATGGAGATGTCATCCTCTTGGAAAATTATATAATCATAGTCATTGTGAAATTTGCTTACTGCATGTGCTACTATCTTGAATCCTGTGTTGTCGGTATTCTCAAGTTCAACACAGCGCATAGTACCGCGAGCTATCTTAGTATTATCGAGTTGGTTTATGACATCTGCACCAACAGCGAACTTCTGCCCTAGCTTATACATGCGATATACAAGAATATCCATATCAATACCAGGGTCAACGCTTTGTTCGCTCTCAACTATCGCATCAATACACTTTACCCAATCTTCATATTTAACAGGTGAGCCGAAGGTGTCAATTCTATCCTCAACGTAAGGGTATGCGGGGATGATCTTTAATACTCTAGCCATTAACGGCATCGATTATGTGTTGCGTATCATGCACCCACCAACCACAAGGGATAGATAATATTTTATCATTCACCTCGTCTAATTCGGGTAGGTGTTGTTGATATGATCTAAAAGCCGTGTGCTTATCGTTGCGCTCATGTACCTTAGACGACATAATATCGTTATCTTTAAGGCGCTTAATCATGCCATCTTTATCGTCTACCAACATAGTATAAATCCAGTACGAGCAATCGGCTGAGTAATCTAGTAGATCACATTGCAGATAATTATTGTAGTCATCAGCACAGCGCCGACTCTCATCAATCAAGTATTCAGCGTGTTTAAGATTCGCCCTACCTATTGCCGCATTAATATCATTCATGTGGAACTTGAAGCCGTACTCTTGTATATTGGCCTCACATCTGAAGTCACCCGCTGGCGCTCCTCTTTCAATGCCGTACCATCTCAGTAGCTTGGCTCGTTCCATATCCGCTTTATCCCGAAACAGAACAACCCCACCATCTCCACACGTGACATGCTTAATAGCCTGAAATGAAAACACAATAAACCTAGCGCCCTTGTTAAACAAAGCCTGAACGTCAACACCTAACGCATGAGCCGCATCGATTATAGTATCTCTAGGACATTCACCATCTAAGTTAGAGTTACCAGCCCACAAAGGGATGACCGCAGGGGTGTCTCTGTCTGCCTTGCGTAAGTCCATGTTCAAAGTCTCAGTGTTAATGTCAACCCAATCTATATGCGAACCATTCGCAAGTATAGGCATGTTGGATGCGGTACAAGTCATAGGTGAGGCGCTAAATATTGGGCTGTCTACCATGTGGACACATAGATGCAAGCCACTTGTTGCTGAGTTGACGGTTGCCAGGTAATCCCAACCGAACCACTCCCTTAGATCACCCTCAAACTGTTCAACGACTTCGCCCTGCCCTATGTAGCCCGAATCTAAGACCTTTGCCACATCATGCTTGGCCTCTTCGCTCATAAATACTTTGAATAGTGGTATCATAGGAGTCTCCCTGCCCTGCTTACTTACCTAATTTATGGACTGTGATAGTGTCGTTCTTCTTAATGTTGCGCTTGGTCTGCTTGTCTATCATCTTTTGCAGGAATTTCTCCACCATCTTAGCCAATGGTCTTTTGCGCGTTGTAATGACTCTGCCATTGTTAGCATTGCCCACAACTTTTTGCGATTGTATTAAATCCCAACCTATGACAGTAGATTTAGACGTTGTTCTTCTAGGCTTGAGGTTACTCAGCATATCACTTGTGGCGTATAGGTTAGCATCACTATTGCCACCGCCCACCCTATCAATATCACCTGATTTCTTACGGGCTGCGTATTCAGGCGTTAATGGTTTAAACTTTCGGTCATTAACATCTAATTGCTTGTTCTTAGTGTGGTCAATTATCTCTTGTGAGACTTCCTCGCCTACTCTAAACCACCAAGCGCGACCCATATCAACTATTTTAGCTAGCTTTGTCATCTACTTGATTTTGTAGTGGTGTCCCTGCACCCTTTTTGGCATCTCCATCGTCAAGCATCTCTTGAGCTTTCGCCTCGCCTGACAACTTATCGCTCTTGGAAGTCTCTAGCCTCCACTCATGCCTGCACCGAATACCCCCTCCTGTCGCCATTGTGCCAGGGAATTGAGATTCAATTTCAGCACGTGTTAATGCGCCTGCTGCGCCCATCTCTACGCATATGTCTCTAGTCTTATCGTCTTGTGGCCCTAGATAGATGTATGTTGTATCGGGTGGCATTTCGTCAGTCATTGCGGCAGTAACGGAACGGGAGAATGTACGCTGTGCAGTATCAACAATGGCCTCTACCTGATCTGGTCTAAACCCACTAACGTCTTTTATGGCTTCTTTCATAGTAGCGCGTGTTGAGCCAGTAAGCGCCGCCCTAGAAAGTTCTTGCTTCATGGTGTTAGCCAAGTCGCTACCTTTTGTGAGATACCAAGCCTTATCAGTATTGACTAAAGCGGCAAGCACCTCTTCTGAGAGTGGGGCAATGGGGTCTATCGTTCTTAGGATGTCAACATAGCGTGAGGTTAGTTTGTCAACATTGGACACATAGCCTAATTCGTTTACTAGCTGAGTGAAATCAATCTGCCCTACTAATACAGCAAGCTCTTGCCTTGACAGACCTTGCCCCAAGTTGTAAACATAATCAACTGTCGCAGCCTTAATAGCCTCAGTCCTTTTAGCAAATTCAATGGCTGTCCTTTCAATGGTTGGCAATTAAACTTCCTCAACCTCGTCAACAGGCACGGCAAGGGCATTAGACAGGGTCGGGATAGGTGCATTGGTTGAGACATTCGTTGTCCTGTTCTCTTCAACCGCCGCTTGTGCATCTTCTATTGTCTTGTACTTGTCGGAGTTGCCCCGCATTAGTATCTGGGCTTCGGTAATTTGATTATGCTCTAAGTCCCAAGTGTCTTGCTTGATCTGGTCGTCAACGCTTAACTCTTCGGTGATTGCCTCGTTAAAATCAACGGCGAACTCTTCTGGTAATTCAACTTGAGCCTCCACCTTAACAATCTTGCGTTCAATCTTGTAGAAGTTATGCTCTGCCAATCTCCATCGCTCGACATCACCCTTGCGGTCATCGTTCAATTCACGGTTACGCTCTTTAAGTGCCACACCTGAAGCGCTAACGGTCTGCTCTACAAAGTCAACGGTTAAATGGTGGTTCTGTGCGACATAAATATATATCTGCTTAATCCAATCCTTAATCGAGCTAATAGTATCTTCGGGTGAGGTCGTATTAATGCTAGAGCCTTCGGGTAAGGCATGGATGACATTTTGCGCCCGTCTTAGCTTAGTCTCATCATTTAAACCACTAGCCCACATCTCGCCATAAGACCTAAAGCGTATATTGGCATCGCCATCTAATTGTAATACATTCAATTCTCTATTAGAATATACCAAGCCTCTATCAATATCGGCATCTAAAAAAGACCCGTCAGGTAGTTCAACGTATGTCCACACAATAGGGATAACGCCATACTCATTCTCACCCTCGTCAACCTTTTGACCGCCCTCATAGGTAGCCCACACATCTTTGTCCCAATATTGCCATCTCTCTGGCCTATCATCTGCCACAGTATCAGCGGGGGCGATAGGGAACACAACAGCGACAGGCTCCCAGGGGTTGTCCTCTTCAAAGTAAGGCTCAAACTGAATCAATCTATCGTAGTGAATCATGCCATCGCGCCAGGTTAGCTTAGTACCAATCAGCCCCAACAGATTAGTGCGTTTCTCAGCCGTTGGCAACTGTATGTCCTTCATGCGAGTGACTTCATTATATTTAGTCATGTCGTATT